GTAGAAAGCGACGACACCAAAGAGCGCCAAACGCGCGACGTAGCAGGCCTAGCCAAACGCGAATACCGTTGCTACCCGGTAGAATGCGACATTCATTTATCATGGGCAAAAATGGATCAGTGGTCAAAGTTCCCCGACTTCCATCAGCGCTACCGCAACCACGTGCGCCAAGCAATTGCACTAGACATTATTAAAATTGGCTTTCACGGCACGTCAGCCGCCGACTCAACGAACATTACAACCAACACAATGCTGCAAGACGTAAACATTGGCTGGCTGCAACTCATTCGCCGCGACGCACCAGAGCGCGCAGTTAGCGAAGGCGCAACCGTTGGTGAAATTCGCATTGGTGCCGGTGGCGATTACGAAAACCTAGACCAAGCCGTGTTCGACGCACTGCAAGCAGTGCCAGAGCATAAGCGCGTAAACATGGTTGCCATCATTGGCGACGAACTACTAGCAAACGACCAAAACAAGTTGTATGCAAAGCAGTCGCACACGCCAAGCGAAAAAACCAAAATCGAACTTGAGCAAATCATTAAAACATATGGCGGCCTAGCCAGTTATAAAATTCCGTTCTTTCCAGCGCGCGGCATTTTAGTAACAAGTTTCGACAACCTAAGTCACTACGTGCAATCAGGATCAACCCGCACCCACGTAGAAGACAACCCAAAAAAGAAACGCGTAGAAGACTACCAATCGCGTAACGACTGTTACTACATCGAAGACCTCGAAAAAGTAGCATACTTCGAATCAGCCAGCGTAAAACTGCCAAACAAAGCAGGCACCGGCTGGGAATAGTTTTTTAGCAGCAGCAAGCCGCCTCTTTCTCCCTAGTTTCGGGGCGGCTTTTTTTAACAATTAGCGAGTATTTTTAAATGAGCCTTTTCAAAAAATCATTAGCCAAAGCTAAAGCGGTACCAACAAGCACTGAAAATAAAGCGCCAACGGCAGCGGCTAACGCCACTCAAGCCAACGCGCCAGCAACCGTAAACACGCAAACCGAGTACCAGCTTTATGCAGCAGCTATAGAATCCGATTTGGCTCAATTAAAAACATTTGCCGACATTAGCGACAAAGCAACATACAAATCAGAAGCGCTAGAGCGCCAAGACTACCTAGGCTACATAAACCAATACCGCCTAAGCGGCCAAAACCACCACAACAAAGTGTTGGCATGGGTGTTTATTTGGCTAGTTGACTTAAAACGCTGGGATGCAGTGTTAGAACTATTGCCATTACTCATTGAGCAAAAGCAACCACTGCCAACCGTGTTTAATACCAAGCATTGGCCTGCGTTCGTTATCGACCAGCTCTACGACGACGCAAATTACTACCTAACAGAATCAAAGCAGCAAGGCCTGTACGACATCGGCTTTATCCTGCATCGCTTAATTAATGTAGTTAAAAACCAAGATTGGGCAGGGATGGAAGTAGTGGGCGGTAAGCTTTACGCCATAGCCGCAAAGGTTAACAAAGCACAGCTTAACCTAGGCAACGCCCTTCACTTTGCCGAAATGGCTCAATTCATTAACGACAAAGCAGGCGTTAAAACCCTGCTAAAAGAATTGCAAAAAATGATTAAACCAGCGGAGCCAGAGCAGCAAACCGCTAACTAGCTCCAACGCCAGCGGGCAACTTAGCACAACGTTAGCATTACTTGCTTAACGCGCGTGACTAAGTGGCGCCCGCACCCAATTTAATGTGTGTATTTTACAGGTGCAATATGAACTTAAGCGGTATGCCACAAGCAGATTTACAAAGCGTCAATGTGATCATTGAAGCCAGCGGCTATTACCCAGCGCTAAGCACCGCCCATTTTATTGAGCACTACGCAATAGCCCAAGAGTACGCCAGTAAAAGCGACGTACTGCTAGAAAAGCTACTTTACGCGCAGGCCGAAATTAACCAAGAGCTAGCAAAAACACAGCTTACCAACGGCCAAACGTTAAGCGCCGAGCAAGCGCTGTTTTATAAGCGCGCAGTTTACAGCAAAGCAAAAGCCAGCTTACTGGTATCAAAGCTAGGCAGCACGCACCGCGACAACGCAACAGCACAAAGCCAAGCGGCAATAGACAACCACGAACATTGGTTAAGAGAAAGCATAAACGCCATGCGCCGCCTGCAAAGCTTAAGCGCGTACTTATCGGTAGAACTACTATGAGCCAAAGCAAAATAGCAAAGCTTAAGCAGCATTTAGCAACCGCAGAATACCAAGGCCGCAACCTAGCGCTAAGCACCCAGTTCGACAGCTGGATAGAAGGCGGCCGCATAGAGCCAAGCAGCAAAACCATTAACGGCAACGGCCTATTGGCAGCAAGGTTTTATTACTCAGGAGCGATCAGCATAAACCCATGCGCAGCACCCGCAGCGCTTATTTGTGCCTTTGCGTCAATTTGGTTGCAAAACAACGGCGGGCGATACGACAGCACCGACATTGAATTTAGCGCCGACGTTAACGACGACAACAGCAACGAAGTAGAGCTAACAATAAACCAGCTATGCGAAGACATAGAACTAATACAAGCGCCCAACGGCCCGTTTGAATTTAACGGCAACCGCTACGACTTTGGCGAGCAAAGCCTGTGGATAGCCGAAGCGTTCACACTTGAAGGTCAAGTAAACCGTGCTTAATCTCAAGTTTGACGAAGGCCGCAGCAAAGAGCAGTTAGCATTTTTGCAGCTTAAGCCGCAAAAGCGCCGCAACATATTGCGCAGCGCAATACGTGCAGCAAACAAAAGCAGTAAAGAGCGCATTACCAGGCAAAGCGATTTAGCCGGTAAAACATGGCAAAGCCGCGCCAACGGTAAAAAAAAGAAAATGCTAACAAAGCTAAAGCGCAACATGAAAGTGCGCTACGGCGCAAATAGCGCAAGCGTATATTTTAAAGGTGGCAACAGCGGAAAAATAGCCCGCGCCCACCAAGAGGGCATAAGCCTAGATGCAGGTAAGCCCAAAAGCAGTGCCGCACAAAATAAAGAAGGCCCAGCCACGCGCAACTTAGCCAGAGCATTAATAAGCGAGGGTTACAAAATACCGCGAGGCAAAGGCAAGGGCAGCAAGCGGCCAAGTATTAAATGGATAACAAACAATTTAAGCATTAACCAAGCAGGGTTTTTACTGCGCGAATTAAAGGGCAGCTCAGGTAAGAGCACATGGAAAATTGATTTACCTGCCCGCTCCTTTTTGGGGCAAACGGTAGCCGAGCAAAAAGAGCAAATGAATTTTATTTTAAACAAAGCTATGCAAGTGGCGTAGCGCAAGCAAAAAAAGGAACGACCATGGCACAAGGTAAAGTATCCGTTGCCGCCATTCAAACAGGCAGTGGCGCTACAAAACAGGTAGAACGCACCGTATTGTTCATCGGCCAAGCAGCCGAAAACAACGGCAAAATTCTACCCATTAATGCACAAAGCGACTTTGATGCTGAGTTTGGCGTAGCCGACTCACCGTTAAAAACCCAAGTTAAAGCATGGCAGCGCAACGGCGACGACCTAGTAAGTGGTTATGCAATAGCGCACGCAATCGACGCCGACGTAATGGCACTTATTGACGAAGCAATGGATCAAGACGTAAGCCCCGAAATCATTGTTATTTGCACACCAGTAACAGGTAAAGCAGAAGTAGAAAGCTACCAAGCAAAAGCGCTTGAAATACTAGCAAGCCTTGCTCGCCGAGTGCGCTTTTTAATAGCAGCGCCAGGGCTAACCGAACTACAAAATTGGTCTGATTTAGTAACGGCATTACAGCCAATAACCGACGGCGTAGTAGCACCGCAAACGGCTGTTGTTCCTTTGTTATTTGGCGACGAGCTAGGCGCAGTAACTGGGCGTTTATGCAAAAGCGCAGTCACTATTGCCGATAGCCCAATGCGCGTACTTACGGGGGCAATGTCACTAATGCCGCATCCAGTAGATGCAGCAGGCAAACCGCTAACCAACTCAACCACAGCCGCACTAGACGCCCTGCGCTTTAGTTGCACACAGTTTTACCCAGACTTTGACGGCACATATTTTGGCGACGTAAACATGTTAGATGCCGAAGGTGGCGACTTTCAGCAAATCGAAACAGGCCGCATTGTCGACAAGGCCGCACGCGACGTGCGCATTATTGCCATTCAAAACATTAAAAACCGCCGCCTAAACAACAGTGCCAGTGGCATTGAATTTGGCAAGCGCATTATGGGCAAACCGCTACGCGAAATGGCGCGCTCAATTAACATTGGTGCCGACAAGTTCCCGGGCCTAATCGACACGCCAAAAGACGACAGCATCAGCCTAACGTTTATGAACGCAACCACATTGCAAGTCGTTCTCAAAGTTAAGCCAATCGATTCACCCAACACCATCATAGTTGGCATCATGTTAGATAACGCAGAGTAGGAGCGAACATGCAAAAAGTACTAGGCGGTAAAGACTTCGATATTTTCCTTGGTAACTCAATGGTGCACGTAATCGAAGCAACCGTAAAAATCACCGACGGCCGCACAGTTAAAAAAGTGCGTGGCGTACCAAAAGGCTTTATCGACGGCGACGTAGAAGGCGAAGTAACCCTAAAGCTCGACCACGAAAACTGGCTAATTGTGCAAGCGCAAGCGGCAAAGGCAGGTAGCTGGAAAGGCATTGAGCCGTTC